TAGTCTACATGGTCGCACTGCGATGCGACGCTCTGTGCCTGTGTCGGACATGTGCCACACTTCATTGAACCGCAGCCCTACTTGGTTGGCAGTTCCTTCTGACAGTGCCATCGTGACTGACAACACAGCGCCTTCGTCGTTGCGATCTGCGTTGCCCTCATGTGTGATCAGGATCAGGTGACGCTTGTGTTCGGCGCATATCTTCATCAGTGCGATGGTGGCACGCAGCACTGAGGCATTGCGATACGTGTAGCCATGCATGCCTGGTCGTTCCATCGTTGACTTGTTGATCATCACGCTGTTCTGCAATGCCATGTAGGCAAGCGATGTCATGCTGTCCACTACGACTGTCTCGTAGTCAGGTCGCACGGCTAGCATCCTACCGATGCCATACGGATCAGCGGTGATGAACTGTGACATCATGGTAGCGGGTGACTGAGTGCAAAGATTAAGTATTCCAACATCACCCCTGTCAGAAAGAGACAAGTCCCCACCAGGATCGAGTAGTAGAAATAGTTTCTTACCCGGTGCAGACGCAGCGAGCGTTGTCTTGCCTGATCCACTGTCACCCCACAACAAGATGAAGAGTTGCATGTTCTCTGCGGTCGGTGATGTGAGTGGCACACCACCGACCATGATTGGTGCGTCGTCGTTCACTTGGGCCACTCCGCTGCATCGGGTTGTTCTTGGAGGAAGTCATGGAAAGCATCATCGCTGTCTTGTCGTTCGATGTATAGCAGCAAGACCTCGACTTGCATTTCCAGTGTCCACTGCTTTTCCTTCAGGGCTGTCTCAAATACAGACATCATTCGTCTTCCTCTTCTTGCATCTCAGTGATGCGCTGGTTCAATCCATCGATCAGTGCCAGCAAACCAAGCAATGCATTGCGCACGTTGACTGGTCCGATCTCTGGATCAGTTGCGTAGCCGATCAGTGTGCGCACGCTGGTGTAGGCACGATTGAATTCGATCTCATCCATGGTCACTCTCCATGCGGTGTGAACTACTCGTTGCCTATGCCGTCGATTACTGCGCGCCCTTCCAGCGGCGACCACTCGTCTGTCTCCATCTCCTGCACGATGGTGTGCTGCTCTTCGTCATCTGCATCACAGAATGGGATGAACGCGCACGGACGGAAGTAGCGGTTGCATGAGTGCGTATACTTCGGTGCATCATATGGATTGTCCTTGTATTGCCTTGCCATTGTTATTGTGTGCACTAGCCATTGCAGCCAGCGTGTGTAGTGATAGTCCCGTCGGGAGACGGTCTCACGGATGTAGCCGCCAAAGTCATACGTCTTCGGGAGCGGAAGTGCAAGCCCTAATACTTCTGCGTTATGCACTGGATGTTGTGCGAAAGTGCTGGCGGCGACACAATATCCAGTGATCTGGTGACTCAACAGAAACGATTGTTGCCAGGCATCGTTGAGACGCGAGGCGGTCTTGTTGTCGTGGATCGTCAGTTCGTTCCTGCCGTTATAGTGTATACCATCAATCCGACCAGTAAGGCGCAACTGCATATCAGCACTGCCAGAAATATCGACAACCAGATCAAAGGGTATTTCAATCCCGATGTCACTGGTTGGGTCGGTGGAGTTACGCATCCACACGAGGTGGTCCCATCGCCACCTGTTGATGTAGGCGTAGATAGCTTCTTCCATGTTGCTGAGTGTCCGGCGTCTATCGCGTGGATCATCGTAGTAGCCTGACGTATCCAAGACTGCAATTGACCCACGCTTGGCCACTTCAACGACATCACCAGCCTCCTGTATCACGCTATCGATGTGTTGCAGTCGTTCCTCACCGAACAGTCGTGTGCCATGGTAATACCATAGCTGCTCCTGGAACTTGTCACCCATGTTGGTGTGCTGATCGATCAGTGACACCAGCCTGATGAATGCGAAGCACTCATGCATCGCGTGGCCAGCTTCAAGTGCCAGTGCGCGACCAGTGCTTGGCATCTTCTTGTGCATTGTGTAGCGCAACACGCCCCAAGTAACGCATGTATTTATAGCCGAGAGCTTCGTGTGGTCATACGTTTCTAGGTGGGCGTCTTGCTCAGTGGCTAGACGGAACGTCGCCTTGTAGTTTGAACCACTCGTCCCTGGCATGGATCGCCTCCTGCTCTGTGTTGAATGTGCCGACCTGATGTAGCACACCCTCACGTTGGATGCGAACCTCGAACTTCCCGCCTTTCGCTACACGAATGTTCCGTGCGCGATCCACGAAGTCTCTGTTCTGTGAACTGGCAAAGCTATTGACCCACCGTAGGTTCTCCCTGCGGTTGTCTAGCTTGTCTCTGTTGATGTGATCTATGTGTTCCCCCTCCCACACTGGCGTGCCTGTTATGAAGTGATGGAACTTCACAGTCTTGCGCCACTCACCATCATACATGGTTGCTTCTACATACCCCTTTGTGCTGATGCGCCATGGTAGGATGTCCAGTATCCAAGCATCGCCAGGATCAACCAGGATCATGCTCATCCCCTTGCTCATGGCTGCGCTTGATCCGGTCGATCACCTCACGCATGCCACCCGCAATCTGAATGAACTTGGCTATCTGGTCAACACACTGGGCCGAGAGTTCCGTAAGATCGCGCAAGTGCTGCTGTATTCCAGCCATCTCTTCAAGCGCAAGTTCCAATGTATGCACCACGCCTTTCTCGAACCCCATTTCCTTGATGGTTACGCGCAAGTCACGTGCTCTAATCAGCGGCATCCTGTTCCTCCGTTTCTCCTGCCTCGAACGTGCAGATCATGGCCCGCAGTCTGACCTTGTGGATCAACACTTCGGCCTTAGCTTCCATTTCCTCGAACTTCTTCATGAACCGTGCAGCCGTATTGTATGCACGCTCGAACTGCAAGTAGGACACGAGCGTGGTCTCGTCTGCCTTCACCTTGGCGATGGCTTCTAGCTTCTGCACACGTGCGAGCCTGCGCTGTCGAATTGCCGCAAGCATCTCATCGAGTTCATCGACACTGAGTTGATTGATTGTCGCACGTTGGGTGGGAGTGTCATGCTCACTCATTCACGTTCCTCCCGTTCTTGGATTGACTTTGTTAGCTTGTGTATCTTCAAACGTGCTGCCTTACTAGCATACTCCATTGTCGGACCATTGCCGAAGTATCTGAACGTCCTGGTGAATTCTACCTGCCACACCCACTTCTCATGTGCTGGCGCATTGGGATCGAAGGTGCATGTGTATTTCTGTCCTGCATGTGTGAATGTCTCGCTCTTCGGCGGGATTGGTTTCCTTGCTGTCAAGTAGACCACCTCTGCCATGATTGTTGACCCCGTAGAAACACAGACAGCACCGTGCCGCTGGTGCGACACAGTGCTGCTATGCTTAGTCAGTCGTCAAGTCTATTTGCCGTTGCCATCCGTTGTTACCAGATATGGAATGAACGAAACAGCCGACCGTGACGTTACGGTTGCAGCATCCTTGGCTGCATAGACGAAATCCCGCTTGACACCTGCCTTGATCAGATGCTCAGCGAACAGGTCAATGTTGACCCGTTGCCCAGGACTCTTGATCTCAGCGATAACACCCACGACTTCACCGCTGAATGTTACTATGCGCCCAGGTGTGTGCGGGTCCTTCTCATTGTCGAACAACACGCCAGCTTCCTTCGCTGCCTTCTCTGCGTTGTCCTTGCGCTTGGTAGCAAGTGCAAGCACGTGCTTGGCCACGAAGAATTCCCACGCTATGGTGGCTAAGTTGCTCTCGCACTTCGGCATCTTCATGCCTGTTGCGTAGCCGATGCTAGCGAACGTGGTGTTCATCACGTCCACTAGTCTGTTACTAACTCTCGACGATAGGGCCATGCCCTAGGTCCTTTCATTGTCACGTGATTGTTGAGATGCACCAGGAGTTGATCTCTCTTCTCATTGTGCACAAGTATTATAGCACGGCTAGATCCTTACGTCAAGTTTTCAAACGGCTGTCTCCAACTTGCGCCATGCATCCGTGTTGATCCAGTGCGACACACGCAACTCGCGTTGCAGCATCGTGGTAGCAACAGTGTCCTGCTTCTCCACCGATGCACGGAACGCGAACGGACCATCGTTGTGCGATGAGTAGTAGGTCATTGCAGAGTAGACAGCCCACAGGTTCGGTCCACGATCATCACACTCAGCCATGTATTGTTCAGTCAGGCCCTCCTGTAGCTTGGCCGATGCAGCAAGTTCCTTGAACAGTTCCATAGCAGCAGCATGTCGCACTGGTGTTGCTGCCCACTTGCGCCACTTCGATTGGTTAGCAGCGAACGTCTCAATCGACTTGGTGATTGCACTGTCGATGCCTGATACCATCAAGCCAGACGTGTGCTTGCGATACGATGACTCGAACTCACCACTGATCATCCCGTTCGAGCAGTAGAACTCGATGGCACCTGCATGCACGCGAAGTGCACTGCCACCGTATCCGTTCTGTACGATGATCCTGAACCCGATGTCTGACTTCGCGCTCTTGCCGATATTGCACTTGATGCGTGGGAACACGTAGTCACGATAGCACGTCCGACCGAAGCCTGACACGCGATCTCGAACCTGAACGTCTTGCAGGTCCTGTGCACGTATCTGCTTGCACATCGTTTGTTCGACACG